GATTCTTAACACCAACCCAACTAATGTAATCGTCACCAAATATAACACCAGAACTTAATAGTTCGTAGTAATTACAAATATCTTTATAAACGTCATCCTCTTCGTGTGATGCATCAATGTAAATCATTTCGGCCGTTATATTATTACTTTTCAAAAATCTAAAACCATTTTCAGAAGTGTTTGGTATTGGTAATATATAATCTTCTAACCCATGATGGACAACATTACTTAAAAATTGATAATAAATTTGTGGGTAACCGTTTTTAAGTAATAAATTTCTTTCTGGTGTATGTGACAACTTGGTTAAAAATTCCACAGCCCCCAACCACGTATCAACACAAAATATTTTAGTGTTTAAATTAAGGTCTACCACCGATGTTCCCATATTAATTGCCGATTGACCTTTCCAAGTTCCAACCTCAATAATGGTGTTTGGTTTTATTTCACCAATTAATTGACCAAATAATTTACTTTTACCATTCCAACCTTGTAAATCTTCTGGTAAAATATCCAAATTATCATATATTTTTCTATCTATTTTATTCATATTTTTATTTATTTTATAATTTTATTTCGTAAAATGGTTTAATTTGCCAATTTGCTTTTATTTTAAATAAATCAATTATTGGAAAATATTCAATTATCCTTTGGGTGTTATTTTTATAGTAATCATATGGACCTTCTGTCTTTCTCACATCGTTACAATATGAATGGGTTTTTGGTTTTATAAAAACATCCTCTTCATCTATTAATCTTTTTTTAAATGATTGTAAATCATTATCATCAATATTTTTGTAAGTTAAAATTTGTTCTTTTTTTTCTTGAATATATGACCATCTATACGATCCCATATTCATACTCGTATCAAATGTTAATGCAACATAATCTACATTCTCATAATTAAAATTTTTTATTGTGTTGTAGAAATTTCCCCCAACGTAACAAGTGTCATGTATTAAAAACCAAAAATCGGATTCAATACCCAATTCAATAACCGAAATAAGACCAGTAAAATCCATAGAATTATGTGGAACAGAAAATCGATGTGTTTCACCATCCAATTTATTATAACCTGAACTGACATCATAACCACCAATAAAGGTATAGATGTCATTAACATTAACTCCAGAATCTAAAAGAGAATTAATTAATTTTGATTCTGTAGATTCAACATAATTTATGTGAGAACTTATAGCAAATTTAATTGTGGACATATAATATTTTATCTACTTTTATTATTTTTACATCGGGAAATTTTACTTTAAATTCCTCAACATAATATCCGTCCGCTTGTTCAACTTTTGGATTTAATTTCATTTGTTCTGCAATTTTTCTTTTAATCATAAAATTACCAATATCGATTTTTCCCCACACAGGTTCACAATTTATGTGATAATATTGAAAATTTGTCCAATTATGTACCATATTACAAAAAACAAATCCAACCTTAGGTGTGACCGAATCTAAGAAATTATCTACAAACACGGGCATGTAATAATTGTCCTCACCGGTCATAACAACCCAGTCTTCAGTAGCATGTTCCACACCATAATTTCTTGGAGTGTGACCCCAGTCATTATAACGTTCCGGTAGTATAGTAAACTTGATTCTTTCGTCACCTTTAAAGTAATCCATTATTCTATCTAATGTACCTTCGGGAGGACAATCGGCAACAACGTGTATTTTCCATTTGTCACTTCTTTGTGCGACAATTGAATTAATAGTACACATTAAAAAATCGGTTCTATTGTAAGTTGGTATAATAAATTCTATTTTACTCATATTGATTGATAATAATTGTTTTGTTTTTCTTGTTTTATTATTGTTTTATGATGTTGAATACAATATTCCTCATCGTCGGTTGGTAACGATGAAAATTTCTGACCACCCAAAATTCGTTCGTGAACCTTACCATACCAACCCATTCCTTTCTTATAAATTCTTCCTTGTGCGTCAGGATAGTTAACCCATCCTTTTTCATTTACATTCCACCCCCACTTTTTAATATGTTCATCGGTTAAACCTTGAACCGTATTAATTCTTGGAACAAATATTAAGTCTACACCAATATTCATTTCTAATATTTGATGTAGATTTTGTACCATATACTCACTAATCATTTCATCCGCATCGATTTGATAAATGTAATCACCTTTACAATAACCATTTAATATGTTTTTAAAATCGGCAAAATTATTATTCCAATCAAAACATCTCCACGTTTGAACGTTAGGGAACTTATTATATGGTAATAAAAAATCCAACACTTCAGGATTGCCATTTGTTTCATCATATAGAATCACAATCTCGTCTTGAGATCTTTTGTGTTTCAATATGAATGGTACCAACTTCTTGATTTCCTCCAACTCGTTGCAAACTGTTATCGCAAAACTTATTTTCATATTTCTTTTTATTTTCATTTATTGTTAATTCTTCACATCTCCAACACCACTCTCTATCGTCGGTGTCCCATATATGTCTATCACATCTCATGCGCTCATTCCCCCGTTTACACTTCTTGTTAGTCTTTCTATTATTCTTTCATCAACACTCCTGGCAATTTCTTCCGACATCATTCTAATTAAATCGCCTCCAACGTCGGTGTTTATTGCTACAGTATCATTCCAAGATACCGTCATTACTCCATTATTATTTGTATATATAACAAAGTTATCATCTTCATGACCATGAAAAAATTTAAAATTTCTAACCATTTTGTCTCTCCCTTGCAAATAATTTAAACTCTCTACCATTATTGTTGAATGCAATATTACTATCTGAAGTTGGGCTTAATCGAATTGAACATTCATTAGGACCTGTGGCAAAGACAACCGGTTCTTCTTCATCAAATTGAAAACAAAACTCAACATCTTCATAAATAAACCTTGGTCGAGTTAACGTTAATAGTTGTGTTGGTTCCAATTCTAAAAACAAGTTAGTCTTCCCTTGAAAAAATTTAAAGTTCATCACCTTATTTTATTTTAGTAAGTTTAGGTAGTATAAGTTTTTGTTCTTTTGGTTGTACTGAGAATGGATTAATAATATCTTTAAACTTTTCTTTCATTTTTTCCATTGAGAATCTTTCTTTATTCTCATCACCCAACACCGTAGACTTCTCTAAAAACTTATCGTAGTCTTTATAAACCAATTTAAAAACTTCAGATACTTCGTTGTAGTTTGCAGTAAACCATTTAGAATCTTTTAATATGAAAGTATCAATTGCACTTTCGTGAACCTCAGTTAACTTACCACCAATCATAATTGCTTTATCCATAGGTAAGAAATCCTTATGTCCTGACCAATTTGATGCAATCACGGGTTTACCTGTCATAGTAAATTCTAATAAAGGTCTACCAAACCCTTCACCTTTTGTAATTGTAACCATTGATTTAACTTTAGGATGATTATATAAATTATTCATCTCATCATTAGTTAAATCACCAAACAACAAATAGATTGATGGTGGAGTTTTATAATCACTCACTAACCCTTCTATCTTCTTTCTAAAACTTTCTCTTTCTTTAATTGAGAACGATGCTGATGATGTTTTAAGGATGAGAGCAGGTCTATCTTCAACATCTTTAAATGCTTCAGCGAAACATCTAATCAACATACCAACATCTTTTCTATCTTGACCTGTGTCACCCTTTAACCAATGACCAACAAACAAGTAAGCGAAATCTTCTTTGATGTCAATATCAATATTGTTATAAACGTTGTTGTATATTTTGGTATCAACACCTTCAAATAGAACTTCTATTTGTCTTTCAATCTTATGTTGTTTAATTAACTTACCTGTGTTTTGTTCATTCTCATTATAAACTGTTTGTAACAAAACATCTTTTGAAAACGTGGACGTTGTAATGATTAAATCCATTCTATTGCAACCATCAATCCAATCTTTAGGTGCGATGGTCGTTTCAATGCCTGCGGTAATTCCAATATTAAATTTACCAACTCTTTGAAATTCATTTGGAACAGTTACTTGAACGTAAATGTCTGGTGTCTTTTCTAATTGATTAACAATATTAGATTCTATCCATTTATGAAATAAATTATCTTCTAATGCTGTCATCGGAGTCGAACCCCACATACAACTATCAATCTTGATTTCAAACAAATCCATTTCATAAAGTGCTTGTAACAAATCTCTTGAGTGTGCACCGTATCCACTTCTTGTTTTAATTGGTCCTCTAAATAATAAAAATGGTTTGCTCATATTATATAATCTTGTATAAATTAAATTTCTTTCTTGGTTTAAAATTCTCTAAGGTTTGTTCAATACCCTCAATCATCTTATCACACATTATTTTGTTGGATAGATTGTTAATCACAAATTCTCTACCCTTTAATCCTTTTTCTTTTCTTTTCTTCTTACCAAATTTATACATCTCCATAATAGCATTTGCAACATCATTGTCATTAACTCTATCATCAAAGATATATGGTGTAGGGACAGAACCATTCAAATTAATTGCTGCCGACCAAACAGGTTCAACCCAATCACCATGATTTATGTTACCATGTACTTCTTTATTGTGAAGTGTACCTACTTCGATATAATCATCGGCAGTATAGTCAAATCCACATTGGTCTTGTAATCCGCCAGTAACATTAACAATGATTGGTACACCCGCCATTAAACTCTCTGCGGTTGTTAAACCAAATCCCT